AGTGCTGTATCACTATCTGATGTCATTGCATCTTCATCTAAGATAGCAGTTACAGTTGCGCCACTAGCAAGTGTTAGGTCAGTGCTTGCAGTAAGATTTGTAAACGTACCTGCAGCTGCACTGTTAGCACCTATTGTTGTACCGTCTATTTCACCACTAGCAATATCTACTTTGCTAATGTCAACTTCACCAGTGCCGTTTGGTGTAATTGCAATGTTACCATTAGTGTCAGTAGAAGTAATGGCATTACCATTTACATTGATATTATCTACTTGCAATTCTGTAGCTGGGCTATTAGTACCAATTGTTACATCGTCAATAGCACCGCTATCAATATCTACCTTAGTAATATCAACTTCGCCTATACCATTAGGAGTAAGCGCAATGTTGCCATTAGTATCTGTGCTAATAATAGTGTTGCCATCTACATTGATGTTACCTATAGTAGCACCGTCACCGTTTAGCTTTAGTCTTTCTGCTGCTGTAGCACCTGCTGACATAGTTTTAAATACCATGTCAAATTCTTCAGCAGTAGGTGTTAGTCCTGTTGTTACAGATTCAATAACACCGCCTGTCTCAAGAGTACCTGCAGCAGTCTCAGTAGAAAACTCAATGCCTGTACCAATGCCCACAGCAGGTGTACCACTGCTCTGTACTTGCAGTTTAAGTAGGTCAGTAACGGCATTTGTAGTGCTGTTCTCTACGTTAAGAAGAACACCTGTATCTGCTACATGGGTAAGTGTTACTTCACTGTCAGCACCCATATTGATGATTGCACCATCTGAAGATAGTGTAACATCATCACCTACATCTAAATCACCATTAATGTCTATATCATCAGTAATGTTTACACCCGTTGTAGATACTTCAAGACGGGTAGTACCACCTTGCTGTAGCTTTAGGCTACCGTCACCAGCATCATTAATTATGCTGTCTGTGCCATTGTGAAAAATCTCAAGGTCATTACCTGTACCAAAACGTGCTTTGTCATTGTCAATAAAGTCAATGCCAGTACCAGCAGTAATGTTACCATTTGCCAGTATCTCACTTAGTTCATCATTTGCACCTAGCTGTGAATCTACATATGCCTTGATTGACTGCTGTGTTGCCAGTGAAGTATCACTGTCTGACACCATGTTATCTTCATCTAAGATTGCAGTTACAGTAGAACCACTTGCCAGTGTCAAATCTGTGCTGGCAGTTAGATTAGTAAATGTACCAGCAGCGGCTGTAGTACCGCCAATGGTAGTGCCATCAATAGCACCTGCGTCAATATCAACTGTGGGAAGATTAGCTGTACCGGCTATGTAGACATCTTTAAATTTAAGAAGAGTAGTACCAATATCAAGAGTATTATCTGTCTTTGGTTTTATATCTGTTGTACTAGCAACAAAGTCTTGGGCAGGACCAAGCACAGTAATAGGTCCACCTTCGCCTGATGTACCATCGTGCGTGTGGCCTGTGCTACTATTAAACGCATTCTCAATGGCATCATATTCACCATCAAAGTCAGAAGCGTTAATAATGTTACCGTCCGCAATATTATTGACGGTATCGTTTCTGGTATAACCTGTTCCCATTTTATCTACCTTCTATCGTGGGTGGCATATTCAATTGTTAATGCGTCAATAGAATACGGTGGGTCTGTTCCATTTGAAGTAAACTGAAATGATACAGTAGTTCCTGAACCTACAACCTGTGTCTCAAATAACTTTAGTAGCTTAGTACCAAATCTAGTTGTCCCAAATACACCTGTTCCAAAAAAGCCTACAGTACCTGTCTGGTTCTGAATACTAATAGGCGGTGGCTGAATAGTTCCTTCACTGTCAAAGTCTAACTTTAAACTAACGTCAAAACTAACACTACCCTGTGGGTCAGCGTACAAAAACAACTTGTAAAAAGTTTTTCTTATACGTGGGTCACTAATCGGTAAGTGTGGTGTAGCAAATGTTGTTTGAATATTATCACCATCAAACGAGTTACCGCTTTCCATTTGATATAGATAACCATCGTTATTTGCAAACAGTACCACTTCTACATTTTGATTGTAGTTACTGTCCGCTACATAAGCACGAATACCACGTGTCTCTGCAAAGGCCATGCCTTCACCACCTTGCGGTGCAAACTGAGTAACCAGAACCCCTTGAGCATTTTCTTTTGTAATATTATTGTTATACCCAAGTATTCTGTATTGTGACTTTTCTCTAATAACACAGCTAGTAAAGCTAGTGTTAGCAGAAATAAATGCAGTCATGTTACTCTGAATATTCTTAGAAACAGATGCTAATCCAAAGTCACCTATTCTATCTGTTCCACTTACCAGCCTTAAACCGTCTGGTGCAAGGAACATAATATCACCAGCAATCTCTTGAATAGTATCAGAGTCAATACATCCAATGTCCATTGTTATAGGCTGCAAATTAAAGTCTGCAATTGTTGTGCCTAGTAACTGGTGAATACTTCTTTCTGTAAAGATAATTAAGTTTTGTCTAAATACAGCTAGGCCAGTAATTGTTGTGCCTACATTAATTGTTCCTGAACCTGCTGCTGCAGTAAAATCATTATCTGTATATGGTGCAGTAAATGTTACATTACTACCTTTAGCAAAGAATAAATGCTTCTTAGATTCGGCTACAAAACTAGCACCTATAATATCATTAGGGCCATCATTAAGAACAGTAAAGGTAGCATCGTCATATAAAGCTGGCGCATTTAGACCATCTACAATTGCTATCTTTTCTGTGCCGTTAAAGTTATACTTAGCAAATCTAGTTTTACCAGCAGTTTCTCTACTTGTAGATAGAAATGTAATTACAGCATTGTCAGCAGGGCTACTAGCTAATGCAGGGTCTATTGTTAATGTTGCACCGCCTGATGTTACAGTAGCATCTGCAGTAACAGTATATATTAAATCTATACCTGCAATCTTAAATGCATCACCTGCTTGTGGTGCGCTAGTTAAACCGTCTACAATAAGGCTTGAACCAGTTTGACTACCACCATTTACAAGTGGTGTTCCATAATCTGGAACATTAATCTTTGTGTAACCTACGCCACCCGTTTTAAATATGTCAGCGTTTTTACATACAATAGCACTGTCTTCCCAACTAGATACGCCCAATGCTAAGTAATCAGAAGTAGTGCTTGTAAATGTTACCTCTGCGCCATTGCTTGGGCTACTAGCTAGTGAGGTAGTTAAAGTAAGTGTAGCCCGATTATTTGTCGCATCAAATGTAACACCACCAGATGCAATAGTATATGTGCCTGTTACACCATCTATTGTAAACTCATCGCCAGCTTCTGGTGTAGTATGTATAGCAGCTAGGATAAGTGTTGTACCAGTCTGACTACCACCGTGAACTACTGGTGTACCATAAGGTGGTATAATATTGCTATCAAACTTGTCATAGCCTTCAATACGTCTGTAACCACCCTCAACAGAAGGTTCATAGTTACGAAGTATTCTTGCACTACCCGGAGCATTAATACCTTGCTGCAAGGGCGACAAATTTGTTATAAGACCACCACGAAACTCAACGGGGTAGGTTTGCCATGCATCCATCGTGATAGCCCCTAAATGCCTATGCTTGCGCCACCCGTACTACGATTAATCATAAACGAACGAACATATGGGGTGCGATTAATCAACTGTGAACGCATATGTTTTATGCCTTCATCAAACTTTTCTTTTGCTGCCATTGTAGCTTGCATATTGCTTCTAAACATATATGAATGATACATAGCACCGTCTACAATAATATGTCTAAATCTTTCTGGTATATTCGTTACGTCTGTAGCATTAGCCAAATCAGTAGGGAATGTGTAATATTCGTACACTACTTCATACGCTTTGTCTGGCTCTGGTGTTAATATAAATTCTAAATCTGGTGCTTGCACTACATACAAAGGAACACCCTGCCCTGCAGAGGTGCTGTATTCTTGTGCTACATATTTATCTAAATATTCTTCGTAGGCAAGTTCTGTTAGTCTTGTGGTAGCATTACCTAGTGAAGTGTTTTCTTTTATACGAAATGTTTGGAAGTTTAATACTTTTGCATCTGCAGGAAAAGCATATCTGCTAGTGTTAGCTGTAAGTGTTGTTGTTTGTGTAACGTGATTAAAGGGCCAGTTATATTCTGATTGATTTATATAACGAATAGAAGCATTGACTGCATCTTTAGCCTGTGAATAAAAACCTGTGGCATTAGCAAAAGTAGCTGAAGTGAGTTCTACCTCATTCAGCCGTCTGTTAACATCATTAACTAGTCCAAGAAAATCGTATGCCATGTATCGTTCCTAAAAGAGTAAGAAGGGGCAACCCTAAAGCTGCCCCAACTAACAATTATCTATGACGCAAGGTCACGTGCAACTTCGTCTGCTTCTTGCTGACGACCATCTACAGGTACGATGCAAGCCCAGACACGTATCTTACCACCTGTTGTAGTACCAGTCATGGTAGCCAACAGAATGTCAATTGTGTCTGCAGATGCATTGTACAGAGGCAATTCAGCAACTACAGGCGAGGTTACGTCACCGACTGAAGCGGCATCGTAGTCAAAACCGTCAGCAACAAAGTCTGTGTTGCCACCAGTAATACCGATGTCCAGAGTCAAGTCAGTAGAAGTACCTGCATGTGCAGTGATTACTTCTGCGCCACATGACAGAATTTGACACTGAGCAGGAATGTTCAGTGCTTCAATTACGTCAGCAGCAGCAAGTGCGCTTCCTTTTGCAGTAACAGCAGCAGCCATGTCAACAATGTTGTCAATGACGTATGCAGTACGACCTGCTGTTGAAGCAGCACCACCAGCGGATGCGAGTGTTGTTACAGTAGCCATGATAAGTCCTCCCTATTAAACCAAGTTGAACTTAGCATTAACAAGACCCTCTGGACGCAGAATCTTGCGACCATACAGGTGCATACCACGAACGATGTCAGCAAAGCTGTCAGGGTCACGATATGTTTCTGTCTTGTTGATTTGCTCTGCGGTAGCAACGGCTGAGTCATGACCAGCAACAATCACACCATAGTTTGATGAGTTTGTACCGCCAGTTGTGCCTGAACCTGTACCAATTTGTGGCAGGTTATTTGACACATAGACACGGAAGCCGTGCAGGTTGTTCAGAACCAAACCGTTCTGCAGTCCAGAACCACCGAAGTCAGAGTTCAGAAGTTTTGAGTCTTCATCCTTCAGTACTTCCATGAATACTGGGTCTACAACAAGCCAACGGCCCTGTGTGTCTACGTTCTGCTGGTCCAGCTTACGAGACATACGAGCAATCACTTGCAGTGGGTTAGCGTTACCTGAACCGGGTACTGCAGTAGCACCGGGCAGACGAGGCTGAATGCCGATTGAGTCACCAGCAGAACCACCGAAGTCATCACCTTCCAACTTCATGCTTGCAAGCAATTCGTCAGAACCTGCAGTTGATACAGCCTTTGAACCGTTAACGGTTGTGTTTGCTGTGTCAGCTACAGAGTGCAGTGCAGACTGAGTGTAACCAGCTAAGTAGCCAAGAACGTCTTGGTCATACTGGTCAGCAAGGCGGTATGCAGCACGGTCACTTGCCAGATTCTGGAAGTTAACGTGGCTGTGAGCCTCTTCAATGTCATCAACCTTAAATGCAAAGTAGTTAGCTTTGTCAATTGTCAGGCTAAAGTCTTCATCGTCCAAATCTTGTGCAGTGATTTGTGTTCCACGTGCATAAGCCTGAACTGAAATTTCGGGTTCTTTAATAATCTTAACGGAATCACCCATGTTAGCAATCTCACCGAAGTAATCGGAGTTTGTGATTGCTTCAGCAACGGCAGACTTGCGGAAAGCAAGCTGCACCTGTTTGCTGTAAATTACAGGTG